GATTAGTAGACGCTACACTGATGTAGACATTAAGTTCTATGAACCCAAAGAGTTCAGAACACAACACAAGAGCAACCGGCAGGCAAGCAACGCCGAAGAGTTGATTGATCCAGATCTGTTTCTCGCAGGAACACACAAGGTTGCGGCTTCCGAAGCATTCCGAGGACACAATAAGATTTCTTTGGAATTGTTCAACAGCCTTATCGAAGCAGGCGTTTGCCGAGAACAAGCCCGTGGAGTTCTACCACAGAATCTCTACACCGAATACTATGGCACAGTCAATCTGTCTAACCTCTTGAAGTTCATTGACCTTCGCACACACGAAGGGGCACAATGGGAGATCCAAAAGGTTGCCGAGGCTTGTTTGGAGATTGCTACGGATCTGTTCCCTGTAACCGTGGGTGCTTATCGTAGGATTAAGGAGAACGAAGAATGAAAGTCTATTGGCAGCCCGTGGCTGGTAATGAAGTTGTATCGTCAGCAGACGAACGAAAGAGTGCTGGATTGATGCCCATTGAGATCGACACCTCTGATCCAGACACAAGCCCACACGCCCCGAGTGACATATTCTATTGGTGTAAAGGTGGTGACGCTGGGTCTGCTTCGAAGTGGGCTGAGGCTGAGTCTCACCAATACCGTCTTCGCTCAAAGTTCTACGAAGTCGTCGCTGACCCGTATAACCCCTCATTCGCCATTCGAGTTCAGGCAGTTCGCGATCAAATCGACAATCTGATTGCGAAATATGGCATATCAAAATCTGACATATTTAAAACACCGGGCTCTTAAGATAGCAATAACAAAGTATAAGGAGAACGAAGAATGAAAATCGAAGGACCACTTTGGATTGAATCCAAGCCTGAAGAGGGTGAATTCAGCGGCAGCACAATTTACATCCAGTTTATCTCTTTTAATGACAAAGAGATAGACTATGAAAACCCCCACCACACAGCAAAGGTTATGAGTGCTATGCTAACACCGAATGATGTAGAGACAATAGGCGACAAAGACCCAAGCTCTCTTTTCTCCACCGTTGCCACTACTCGCTGGGCAACAATCCCAGACTATTTACAGAAAAGCATAGCAGCGCTGAAGGTGTTTGGAGAAGACACAGTAGTCGCTAGGCGCCATTGGTCTCTTGAAGACGATAACCTTGTTCCTATTATTGTGGAGAGAAAGAAAAGCTAACTATTTATAGCTGGAGAACAAAATGAAAAAGATTTTAAATGAGTGGAATGAGTTCTTAAGCGAGAGCAGTATAAGTCGCACCTATGAACACGTACTTGAGCACGACACCGGATTCCTCACAGCATTTCGCGACAATACTAAAGATACCACGAAGTGTATGAATGATCACAGCAAAACTCTTGAGAATTTTGAGCGCAACAGACAACTGAAGGCTGTTCTATTGAACAAGGGCTACGGCGTAACTGCTGTTGATGGTACCTATATTGAAGACTTCGGAACAGAGGCTGCAAAAGAAGTTAAAGAAGACTCTCTCTTTGTTGTCAATCTCAAAGACAATCCAAATTTTAAGGCTGATCTTCAAGGGCTATCCGAGCACTTCTGTCAAGACTCATTTTTGTTTATTCCTCGCGGTGGCGAACAATCTTTTCTTGTTGGAACAAACAAGGCAGAGTTCCCTGGATATGGAAACGAAGAAGGGACAGGTTCATTTCTTGGCGGACAAGAAGGCGAGTTTATGACCCGCGTTGGCAAGTCTAAACGCCCCATCAAATTTGCTGAGGGTCTTGAGACCAAAACAAAAATGCAAAATAACACAAAGTTCCTCATCTCACGCCTCGCAAAACAGGTCCTACAGGAGATGAAGGGGGATAGTTGAACCATTACTACGACGAAATCGTAGTTGGCAGTTCCTTGAGAGCAGTCTTATTCGCAGCCAAAAACCAACTGCCCGTCTATTTCTCAAAAGCCGATAGACCTCACCAGTTTGATATGCTGTCCCCGGAACAAGATCTAACCTGCTTCCACCTCGTTAATGAAACAAAGGTCTGGGAAGGTCACGGGTTTAGCGAAATTTGGGGCACAAGAAAAGAGATACTATGGGAGCGACTGATATTCCTCCATAGTCTCAAAGGCTTGGTTCCATTCTCAGACTTTTGTGAGAACATTCGCATCACAGATAATACCTTGACAGGCTTCTCCGAGTATGCTAAACTACATTCAGTGGACTTTGGAAGGTGTTACTATTTTGATCCGCAGAACATCTATCAGCTACTTCCCGAGAGCACAGAAAGTAAACCAAAGACCTACGAGATCTATGATAGAGTTGCTTTTAGACGAGGTGGTAAACACGAGATAGACATCATCAGGACAGAACAGGAGTTATCACAGAAGATCTGGTTCTATCCTAGTCCAAGAATAGATGGTAGAACGCTCGTAAAGGATGCTTGTAGCGTCTCAATTTTATCAGAGGACCAGATAGATGACTTTGATTTTTCTGAGACGATAACGCGCCTCAATATGATTGAAGAGATGAGAAACAGAGGTATGAGAGGACCACAAAATGGATACCAAATCTCCGGGGCACCCCGACATAGAAGTTTTAAGACTGAAGCGATCAATCGCGAAAAATACTTATCACATCCTCCAGCATGGGTGGAGACAGATCAGATCAAAGTTCCAAAAGTCAAAGAACAGACGCTCCTCAAAAGCCTGCCCACAATCGCGAAACACTATAAGAGAACCCTAAAATGGCTAAAAAAAGATCGCATTTAGCAGGCATCATACCTATTGCTAACTTTGACGATGCCCTTGGAACACAATTTCCTTCAGGGCTTTTGCCTCTTGAAAAAGATTTCACGATGATTCAGAAGTCTGTGTATGAATGCGCCATCGCCGGTTGTAATACTATTTGGATTGTTGCGAATGACGATATGGCTCCCATTATAAAGCACCACATAGGTGAGTGGATTTATGATCCGGTTTATCTAAATCGTGCTAGAACTGCTATTGGGAATGACATAGCAAGAAGGAACATCCCGATCTATTATGTCCCAGTCCTCCCAAAAGACCGAGATAGACGCGATAGTTATGGATGGTCTGCTCTCTTTGGTATGCACTCTGCTTGGTATATCTCTTACAGGATTTCTAAATGGGTTATTCCACAAAAGTATTATGTATCGTTTCCTCACTCTATTCACGACATCTATCAGTTGAGAGCAGATAGACTGGCGATCTCTCATACTCGCAAAAACTATTTCTTAACGCACGAAGGCAAAACCATTAAGGACGGTTTGCCTATTTCTTTTTCTATGCGAGGGAAAGACTTTATCAATTGTCGTCGCCGTATCAACGAACTAACAACAAAGACCTACGAACCCCCCAAGGAAGGTGAAACATATGAAGATATGACGATGCTTCCATTTGAGGAGCGCTGGTCAGCACGATGGTTTGATCTGGAAACGATCTTTGAGAAGGTGAGCGAGGAAGATGCCGCCTATAATGAAGTGGAGTGGTATCACGACCTTACTACCTGGGAAGGCTACCGCACCTATCTGGGATCGAGAAATGCGATCGTGAGACCCGAAGATCACTTGACAAAGCCGCACCAACTGAATAGATTATGTATAGATGAGGAGGGAGAGGAATGAAAGTCGGAGATCTTATCAAAACATTTGATGGAGATAGGGGCTTTGTTTTACAAATTGATAAAAGAGTCGTGCCATCAAAAATCTTATATTATTCAATAATGAATAACTTAAACTTAGAACAATATTCTGATGAAATGGAGGTGATCAGTGAAGTTAAGAAATGATTTGATACCCACAATCGATATGTCTGGGCGCGGAGGTGCTGAAAAGGTTTTTGGACCAATCTTGGAAGACTTTCATAGAGTAAGTAAGCCACTATGGGACTTTGAAAGTACAGAAGAGAAGGTTGAACTAAAAAAGCAGAAAAACTTGCAATGGTTTGATATTGGAAAATATCATAACCTGACAAAGCAAGAAAAACAGATCGTTATGATGTTTGTAATACATGATGGCAACAACATTCTATCTATAGATACAATCAATCTACAGAATTTGCTCGAACTTGCTTGTAAAGATCAAGAATGCCAAAGAAGTGGTTGGACATATCAAAATATACAGCAATGTCATCTTATGAAGACCAGCTTTCATAAAATGCAAGTTAAGGTCCCACTTAAGGTTAAATACTTCATCGCCAAATACAGGAAAAGTTTTCAAAACGTTTACTTACGAGAAGAGGAATGAGAGTCGGTGATTTGGTAAAACACAGAGACTACCCTTGGTGCTTTGGTATAGTTCTCTCTTATGATGAGTTCGGGACTAACACCATCAGGTGGCTAACCACCGACACCCCCACGAGAAAAGGCGTGATTAGTAAACACAATTATCGGATTCTCAAACTACTATCGGAGGCATAATGAAAGCCGGCGACTTGGTGACTCATAAAATGCTTGGTTTTGGTGTGGTTATTGAAGTAGAAACACTCAAAATACCCACCAAGCCAAATTTTGCGACAACCCCTCGCAAAATTTGCTTAGTATATTGGGAGAAGCAGAATAAAGCATCGTGGGTTCAGCTTTCAAAAATTGAGTTGCTCAATGAAAGTCGGTGATTTGGTTTGCGCTGATACCGATTACAAATGGTATAAGATCACATTCGGAACCAAAAAGCTTTTTGTTATAGCAACAAAAGAAATCCCCAGCAAAGGGGTGAACACCATAAGGTTGTTTGGTTATCCAGGCACTTATCCAACTAAGCGTTTCAAGCTACTATCGGAGGCATAATGAAAGTCGGTGATTTGGTGAGAACCAAGAAGATGTATATTATAATGGTAACAGGAGACTCATACCAGACTAATAAACCACTCACACCAAAAATAGACGGGTTCGTCATAGAAAGTTACAACAGAGATGTTAAAGTGTCTTTTCCTAGTTTGGGTTACACCTCAACATTTCAGAAAACAGTTCTCAAGCTACTATCGGAGGCATAATAACCACAAGAAAATGCTTGCGCCCAGCGCCCTGCCGTGTTACATTATGAATGTAAGCAGCGGCACCACCGCACACCAACCGACGAAGGACACAGAATGACCACCGAAAGAACACAGAGCAAGATCAAGTTTGTTGGGCTACACGCCCACAGCGTAGCGGGGTCCATCTTTGATGCTCTTGGTTTCCCCCAAGAGCATATGGACTTTGCCTATCAGAATGGAATGGACGCACTTGCGCTCACTGACCACGGCAATCAGAATGGATTAGCCTATCAGGTGTTACACGCCAAGAAGATGAAGGCAGAAGGCAAAGACTTTAAGCCAATCTTTGGCTGCGAAGCCTACTTCATCCCCTCAGTTGATGAGTGGAAAGAAGAATACGATCAAACAATGTTGGATAAGAAGAAGGCACGAGCAGCAAAGAAGGCTGGTGCATCTGGTGCCACAGTTGAGGATGAGGGCGCGAGCAAGGGTAAGGGCAACAGTGTTCTACGCCGCCGCCGCCATCTTGTGCTCCTTGTGCAGAACCAGAAGGGGCTGAACAACCTGTTCAAGCTTGTGTCCGAGAGTTACAAAGACGAGAACTTCTACCGCTATCCACGAATGGATTATAAGATGCTCAAAGAGCACGGTGAGGGTATCATCGCATCCTCCGCTTGTCTTGGCGGTGTCTATGCTGGGAACTACTGGGAGAACAGAGACGAGAGCCCAGAGGCGGTCCTTGACGCTATGCGGGAGACTACCAGAAGGATGGTTGATGTGTTCGGTGATCGCTGGCACGGTGAGATCCAGTGGAACAATGTCCCAGAGCAGCATGAGCTTAACAAGTTTGTTATTCAGGTTTGTGAGGAGTTCGGGGTCAAGGTAATCTCAACCGCAGACTCACACTACCCAAACCGCGATGCTTGGAAGGACCGCGAACTTTACAAGCGCCTTGGCTGGCTTGGTAAGGGCAAGCCACAGTGGGCGGACACCGAGAGTGACCTGCCTATCTCTGTTGATGAGATCGGCTATGAGCTTTACCCCAAGAACGGCGATGAGATGTGGGAGAGTTATAAGAACTACTCTCAAATGTGTAAAACAAACTATGATGATGACCTCGTGCTGAATAGTATCGAAGAGACTCATCGCATTGCTTTTGATCGCATTGAGAACTTTCTTCCAGATAATACCGTTCGCCTTCCATCATTCGTGGTTCCAGCCGGCAACACTGCAACAGGGGCTTTGATCAAGTTTTCCATTGAGGGCTTGAATAAGCTTGGATTTGCTGATAACGAGATCTACCTAGAAAGATTGAAGCATGAACTAAATGTCATTGATGACCGAGGCTTCTCTAAGTATTTCTTGACGATGAAAGCAATCGTTGATGTTACAAACACGATGATGCTTGCTGGACCCGGTCGTGGTTCGGCTGCTGGCTCTCTTGTAGCTTACTGCCTTGGTATTACACAGGTTGATCCTATTAAATATGATCTTCTCTTCTCCCGGTTCCTGCGTGCTGATGCGAAGGATTATCCTGACATTGACTACGATGTGAGTCGCCCAATGGAACTCAAGGACAAGCTGATTGAGTTGTGGGGTGAAGATTGTGTTGCGCCTATCTCTAACTGGAACACCCTCCAGTTGAAGTCTCTTATCAAGGACATTTCCAAGCTCTACGGCATCCCGTTTAGTGAAGTCAATTTTGTGACCAACGCAATGATCAAGGAGGCGACCCCTCTTGCCAAGCATAAGCACGGTATCAAGGCTGGAATGTATAATCCCACTTGGCAAGAGGTGATGGAGTTCTCTGATTCGCTCAAGAACTTCTTGAACACCTATCCTGATGTCAAGACCCACGTTCAATCACTTGTTGGGCAGGTTCGCTCTTGTTCCCGTCACGCTGGCGGTGTTGTGATTGCCGAGGATCTAGATAAGTATATGCCTCTCATCAACTCCAAGGGTGTCCGACAGACACCTTGGTCAGAGGGGCAGAATGTCAGACATCTTGAGCCGATGGGTTTCATTAAGTTCGATCTTCTTGGGCTCTCCACTCTTGCTATGATGGAGACTGCGATTGAGCAGATTCTAAAGCGCCACCACGGCGTTGAAGAGCCTACTTTCTCACAGGTCAAAGACTTCTATGACAAGAACCTCCACCCAGATGTGATTGATCTGGATGATGCGAGAGTATATGAAAATGTTTTTCATAAGGGTCAATGGACTGGAACTTTCCAATTTACTGAGGATGGCGCACAAAGTTTCGCAGAGCGAGCAAAGCCAAACAATATCATTGACATCTCTGCTGTTACATCGATCTATCGACCCGGTCCTCTTTCGGCAAATGTCCACGAGGATTTCATTGAGGCGAAGAATAGACCACACCTCATCAAATACCTCACACCAGAGGTTCAAGAGATCACCGAAGAAACATTTGGTTTCTTGATCTTTCAGGAACAAATCGCCAAGATTGCTCACGCACTTGGTAAGGATCTGTCTCTTGATGAGGGCAACTTGCTCCGCAAGCTTCTAACTAAGAAGGGCACCGGCAAGGGCTTCGAGGTCAAGGATGCTATTCACAAGAAGTTCATTACTGGTTGTTTGGAGAAGAACATCGCTAGGTCTGAAGCACAGGCTCTATGGGAGAAGTTTGAATACTTCTCTGGCTATGGCTTTAACAAATCCCACGCTGTCGCCTATTCTCTCATCTCTTATCAGTGTGCTTGGCTCCTAACTCATTATGAGCCCGAGTGGGTTTCAGCGTTCCTCTCAAGAGAGCCCGAGAAGAAGAAGGAAAACGCAATCAACATCGCTAAGTCCCTTGGTTACCACATCCAGCCAGTAGATGTAAATACCTCTGGTCGTGTGTGGGAGATTGGGGAAGATAACAAAACGCTAATCCAACCCCTAACAGGTATCAAGGGTTTCGGTGACGCCGGGATGGATCAGGTATTAAACAATCGCCCGTTTGAGAGTATTGATGACCTGCTTTTCCGAGAAGAGGTCGTTTATTCAAAGCTAAACAAGAAGTGCCTTGACGCCCTATGTCGTGCTGGCGCGCTGGATGGTTTGGTTGATGATCGATTCACAGGTCGCAAGCACTTCTGGTCAGCGTCCGTCGTAGACCGCCCGAAGACAAAGAAGAAGTTTGATGAAAACGTTGAACTATATCGCGGAGAAGGTGACTTCTCAGAAGAGGAGATCATTCAATTCCAAACAGATCTAACGGGTGTATTCCCAATGTCGTTGGTGGTTGGACCAGAGATGATTCAGGATCTGCGAGACAAGTACATCCCACCAATCTCAGAATTTGATGAGGGACTACAGATCTGCTGGTTTATTCCACGCAAGATTATTCCGAAGAAGACAAAGAAAGGAAAAGACTATTGGATTCTAGAAGTGATTGATTCCAATAACGAGACAGAGAAGATTAGATGTTGGGGAGTTGATGTAAAGAAAGATAGTATTCACATCAATCGTCCCTATATGTCACGTCTCAGCTATGATCCGAAGTGGGGTTTCTCCACTAGGTCAGTTTATAGAAACTTTAGAATGCTAGGCTAACAACAAGGAGATAAAACATGGCTACCAGAAAGATACAGGGTAAGGCATCCAAGAAAAAGACTACTATTGGGAAGAGCCCATTAACAAAGCGCAAGCAACCGGGTCCGCACGGTGGAAATAAGGGTTATAAGAAACGATATCGCGGTCAAGGTAAGTGAGTTCACTGGCTCTCCCGGCTATTTAGTTCGGGAGAGCTTCTTTATGAGAGTAAATGATTTGTTAAAATGGAAGAGAGCACTGAACGAGATCAAGTTTAAGCACAATGAGCTTGACTTAGTTCAAGAACTGTGTGATTCTCACGGTCCAGATTTTCAAATATTTATGGATGAGTATTGTCAAAAAAACGGCATAAACTTGCAGGAACTTAATAGGAATAAGGCGCTCAAAGAATCTTTAGAAGAAAAAGAAGCCATAGGGGAAGACCACCGAATAGGAGAGAGCGACGAACAAGGCGAACAGATGGTCGTCTCAGAAAATCACTATACAGAACAAGCTCCCCCTGTTGATCCGATCTTTGCTGAGGAAAAAGACATAGATGAAATTGCAGCAATATTCAAAAATTTGTTTAAAAAGCTTGCTATGTTTTTGCATCCAGATCGCTCTGTGGGCTTGACAAGCGCCGAGAAAGAGGATAGGTTATCTATGTTCAAGGAGGCTAAACAGGCGCTCGCAGACAAACGATACTTTGTTCTTCTTGAGATGTCTGAAAGGTTTAAAATACGAATGCCAAAAAACTATAAACAGCAAACTCGATGGATGAAAGCAAAGACAAAGCAGCTTGACCAAAAGATACAAGCCCAGAAGCATACATACAACTATGTTTATGCTGAATGTGAAACAACAGAAGAGAAAGAAAGAATCGTCAAAAACTTTTTGAAGCAAATTTTCCAGATTTAGGAGACTCGATGGACCACTTATTTAACTGCCACGGAGAATGGGCAGCACTTTTTACTTGCGTATCCTCTCTCCCCATGTTAAGATATTGGTATAGAGCGAGAAACCACAAGGAGGAAACTTGATTACAGATATTGTTATTGGTCTTCAGCATGGAGACGAGGGCAAAGGAAAGGTTACCCACCACCTTCTAAAGAGCGGAGAATACACTCATTGTGTAAGATTTAATGGTGGCTGCAACGCCGGTCACACGATCTTCCATAATGGAAAAAAGTTTGTTACCCATAGCATCCCCGCTGGGGTGTTTTTCGGAGTTAAGTCAATCATCGGCAACGGTTGCGTTGTTGATCCAGAAAAGCTTCAGCAGGAGATTGACTACTTAGAATCCCACGGAATCCCCGTGAAGGAAAATCTAAGGATTGCATCAAATGCTCACGTTATCACCCCACTCCACAAAGCCGAAGATAGCACTGAAGAAAAGATTGGAACAACTAGAACCGGCAATGGACCTGCTTATCGCGATAAGTACAATCGCACTGGCGTTAGGGCTTGTGATATACCTTCCCTGAGTCCTTTCCTGATTGATATCTATGAAGAACTCGCTGGTGACTCTGTGATCCTAATGGAAGGCGCCCAGGGCTTCTGGCTAGACCCTGATTGGGGGGACTACCCCTATGTCACCTCATCACACACAGGCACGGCTGCCGCCATCCAGAACGGCATTAATCCGCGCTCTATCCGCAATGTTTGGGGGGTCATCAAGGCTTATGAGACCTATGTGGGCAAGAGAGCATTCCAGCCAGACGAGGAAGTTTTTGAACGCATCCAGAAGGCTGGGCAAGAATTTGGAGCCACTACAGCGCGTGTCAGGCAGTGCAACTGGATCAATCTTAAGGAGATAGAGCAAGCTATTACAATGAATGGTGTCAATCGGCTTGTTGTGAACAAGATCGATGTTCTGAGAGAGGTTGGCGATTGGGCAACCACTTCCCACCATTTCTCTAAAGAACTTCTTTTTAGAGAGCACTTAAGTGAAAAATTACACAGAGGCTTGGGAATTGAAAAGATTTATTTCTCCGACAATCCTGTGAATATGTGGGAGGATTCTCCCTGTGCTCCCGCGCCCAGATGGCTTTCTCGCGAATCATATGCGATATTGACTTGACAGCACCCCACTGACCGGTTATATTATACTTGTCGCTGGAGGACACATGAGCAAGAACTATGGCTATGCGTGCATCAACCATCGGTTATCGAATCCACAGGATTTCGGTGGTCACAAGAACGATAGAATCACCACCAATCGTTCTATGATCAAGAGAACATTTCAGGAGCGGGGCATAGAGTATGCCTCCTCCTTGGCTCTCTTAAACATCCTCGATCTCCAGAAGATCCTTGAGTGGAATGTCCAGCACGGCATCAATTTCTTCCGTTTGTCATCCAATGTCTTCCCTTGGGCTTCAGAGTATCAACTACACGATATGCCCGACTATGAGGCTATTTGGGATGCATGCGAGAGATCAGGCAACTACATTCGCGAGCACGGCATTCGTATCACTTCTCACCCAGGACCTTTCAACAAGTTGGCATCACCCAAAGATCGTGTGTTTGAAAACACCAAGCGCGACTTGGAGATTCACGGCGAGTTCTTCGATATGTTGGGCTTGCCCCGAGATCATTACGCAAAGATCAACATTCATGTAGGTGCAGCATACGGTGACAAACCCGTCGCACTAAATACTTTTGTAAGGAACTTTGAGCGCCTACCGGAGTCAGTAAGACTTAGGCTAACTGTGGAGAACGATGATCGCGAATCGCTTTATTCAACTTTGGAACTCTACGAAGGAGTATATAAGCGGACTGGTATTCCGATTGTATTTGATTATCATCATCATGGTTTTTGTACTGGAGATCTTTCGGAAGAAGAAGCACTCAAAGTTGCAATCTCGACGTGGGGAGACATCAAGCCAGTAGTCCACTACTCCGAGTCTCGCGCCATCGAATACAAGAACCCGAAGATTCGCCCACACGCACATTCAGATTATGTCAACGGACCTATCAACGACTACGGTTGCGACCTCGACGTGATGATCGAGGCGAAGGCTAAGGAACTCGCCCTCGACGGGCTTCAGAAACTTGACGCCCAGCGCTTGACAGCAGCGGCGTGACCGGTTATATTATAAACAGAACAACAAAGGAGCCTATCATGGCTAAGACACAAGAAGAGAAGAAGCGCTACGTGCTGGAGTACATCCGTTCACTCGTGGCAATTGAAGAGGCTATCGAGCCCTATAATGAGCAGAAGCGAGAGCTACGCATCGAGTTCCGTGAGCAGGGCTGGCTTAACACCGACGAGATCCGTGCGGCTGTGAAGGCTTATCGGCTGTTCAAGGGTAAGGTAAACATTGAGGATGTTTATGACAACTTCAAGATGCTTTCTGGCGAGAGCACCCCGGAGGAGGCGTGATCATTGAATATCATCGTCTCGATGAGTATGTAAAGCAACCAACTCGTTCAAACCCATCTGATGCTGGACTGGACGTGTATGCAAATCTTCGCGACGACATCACCATCGAACCACACCAGTCTGTTATTGTTCCCACTGGACTAAAGTTTGGTGTACCCCACGGATATATGCTACAAGTGATGAACCGCTCCAGCATTGCTGCCAAGCGTAGCTTGATTGTTGGAGCACATGTAGTTGATTCTGGGTATGATGGAGAAGTCTTCATTAACCTACATAATGTAGGCGCTGACATCCAGACAGTAAAATATGGAGACAAGATTGCCCAACTTGTGATGGTGCCAGTTGTTGCCTTCCGACCACGGCTTATTGGTGAAGATCTATATCGTCAGCCTATTACTATTTCAAACAGAGGCGATGGAGCCTTGGGGAGCACAGGTGGATAAGAACACAACAAATCTAATGTTTAGCTCAAAGTCGAACGACTGGGCTACACCTCAATCTTTCTTCGATAAGCTTAACAGCATCTTCGGACCATTTACCTTGGACGCTGCCGCTTCGCCGGATAACTATAAGGTTGCCAGCCATTACACTGAAGCAGATGACGCTCTGTCGCAGGACTGGTCTGAAAACACAGTGTTTCTAAACCCGCCTTATGGGCGCAACCTAAAAGATTGGGTTAAGAAGGCTTACGAAGAAGGGCAAAAGGACGACACAACGGTTGTGATGCTGATTCCTGCTCGCACCGATACAAAGTATTGGCACGACTACGTGATGAAGGCAGATGAGATTCGTTTTGTGCGAGGTCGCATCAAGTTTGGTGATGAGACCAACTCCGCACCATTCCCATCAGCAGTGATCGTATTCCGCCAGACTTCATTCAACGGACCACGCATCACAGGAATGGAGCGTCCGTGAATAGACAGCAGCGCCGCCGCTTCAAGAAGATGAATAAGGCAAAAGACAACGAAAAACTTGTCCAAAAAATTTCCACCTTCGGACACAGACCGGACAACTGTTCAGCATGTGACGAACCATTCGACAAAAAAAGCAAAGAACACGCAATGACTTGGCATGTGGTGGTACACGAAAACCCAACCCGAGTATCCCTATTCTGCCCCCAATGCATCGAAAAAACCAAGGAGGTGATAGATGCCCACGTCAACACAACTGATTGACCCATTCGATTTACAAGGTCTTGAAGACCCCACCGGCACAGAAGAAGTAGCCTTAAACTACTTGAACCAAGTAAAGACAGGATTAGAGGGTATCGCAGCCCGAGAAGCAGTTAACCACCCTCCTCACTACAACAGTGGAAATATCGAAGTAATCGACGCTATTGAGTCTTGGGGGCTTGACTTCAACGCAGGGAATGTGGTAAAATACATTGCGAGACATCAACACAAGACAGATCCACTTGAGGATCTAGAGAAGGCTCGTTGGTATCTCGACCGCATCATTGAAGGATACGAAAATGCCAGTAACGAGAATCAATAGAAAAAATCTAATACAAATCCTAGAAGGAAAAACAAACGGTTCACACGAAGTGGTCATCAAACTCTATGGCACCAATTGTCACTTATGCCACGCCCTAAAGGATCTATTTGTAGATATCTCCGAACAATACGAGGATGTTCACTTCTATGCTTTCAACATGGATGACGGAAAGGGACTTGAGAAAAAATATGGTTTCGAAGGAGTGCCCTCGATTTGTTATGTCAGAACGGGTGGAATGAAGCCTGTTGTTCATTTCTTGGAAGAACCCAAAAAGCCCCATAAGGAAACTTGGTATCATCCAACGGGAATCAGAATATTCATAGACAAGAATAGGATTTAAAATGAAAGAAGCAATAACCTACGATGATGTCCTCTTATTTCCGCAGTATTCGGACATTCGCTCCCGATCTGAAATCGACATATCAACTACCCTGACAAACCGGCTGGAACTATCACTCCCAGTTATCTCTTCTCCAATGGACACCATCACAGAAGAGTGTATGATTGGCGCTATGCATGAAGTCGGCGGTTCGGGTGTTATACATCGCTACAATTCTACTATAGAGCAGGCTGCGATGGTTAATCGTGCCTTTATTAGAGGAGCCACCAACATTGGTGTCGCCGTTGGAATATCAGGTGACTTTGTTGAGAGAGCAGAGGCGTGCCTTGAACAAGGCGCAAAGTTTATCTGTGTTGATGTTGCTCATGGTCACCACATTCTAATGAAAGAAGCTCTTTCAGTCCTTCGTTTAACTTTGGGTGATGAAGTACATATTATGGCTGGGAATGTTGCTACTCTTGATGGCATCAACGATCTTGCCGATTGGGGCGCTAACTCTGTTCGCTGTAACATTGGTGGCGGCTCTATCTGTTCAACAAGAGTTCAAACCGGGCACGGACACCCAGGTCTTCAAACTATCTTTGATTGTTCCATAACTGATCGCGACATAGCCATCATTGCAGACGGAGGCATACGCAACTCTGGTGACATTGTGAAAGCCATAGCAGCAGG